GCAAGTTCAAGACCAAAGTATATTGGAACAGAACCATCAAGTTTAACCTTTGAAGGATTAAAAAAGATAAAAAAAGATTTTAATTACTTGACAAAGTCAGTAGAATTACATAAATTAGGTAGTGAAGAATTTAGACCAGATGCTAATTCTTTGGATTTGTGTTTTACTTCACCACCTTATTTTGACACGGAAAAATATAGTGATGAAGAAACTCAAAGTTTTAAGAAATACCCAACAAAGGAAGAATGGATAAATGGATTTTTATACAAAACAATTGAAAACTGCTATAACGGACTAAAAGGTAATAAATATATGTTAATTAACATAGCAAACACACCAAAATACAAGTTTATAGAAGAAGAAACCATCAGAATTGCAACTGAATTAGGGTTTAAACAAGAGCAAACAATAGAACTAACTTTATCAAGTATAATGGGTGCTGGATACAAGTATGAACCGATATTTTGTTTTAAAAAATGACATTTATCAGAAAAAGAATAAGTTGAGTTAATATTTATGATAGACCTCCACACAAAATCGTTAACAATTAAACAGGAATTAAGTATATGAGTAAGAAGTTTGTATTATCGGAAAATTTTATAGCAAAATATAAAAGAAAAAAGGCGCCATTTGGTTTTAATGGTCTAGGTGAATTGGTTTATATGAGAACCTATTCAAGAATAAAAGAGGATGGAAAAAATGAACGATGGTGGGAAACCGTTCAAAGAGTTGTAGAGGGAACTTACTCTATGCAAAAAAATCACATTGATTCACATCAATTAGGGTGGAATCCGTGGCAAGCTCAAAAGTCAGCACAAGAGATGTATGAGCGTATCTTCAATATGAAGTTCTTGCCACCTGGTCGTGGACTTTGGGCTATGGGAACAGCCATAACCGAAGAAAGAGGCTTATACGCCGCCCTTAATAACTGTGCTTTTGTATCAACCAAAACAATAAAAGATGATTACGCTAAACCTTTCTGTTTCCTTATGGATGCTAGTATGTTAGGAGTGGGTGTAGGATTTGATACAAAAGGTGCTGGTGAGATTATTGTAAAGGGTGTAGACAAAGGTCGTGATGAATCTATCTTTGAAATACCAGACACAAGAGAAGGTTGGGTTGAGTCATTAAAAGTTCTGTTAGAAAGTTATTTTCACGGAACTGCTTCCATCAAGTTTGATTATAATAAAATTAGAGCAGCTGGTGAACCAATAAATGGTTTTGGTGGGGTATCAAGTGGGCATGAACCACTTTTAGAAGTTCATGATGATATAAAGAAAGTATTAGAAAAAAATAGTGGAGAGCCAATTACTATCACTACCATAGTAGACATAATGAACCTAATTGGTAAATGTGTTGTTGCTGGTAATGTAAGAAGAACAGCAGAAATTGTATTTGGAGATCCACATGATGAAGAATACTTGGATTTAAAAAATTATAAAGTTAACCCACATAGGGAGACATATGGATGGACATCTAATAATAGTATATTCGCTGAATTGGGTATGGATTATACAGAAGCTGCCAAACGAATTGTGGATAATGGTGAGCCTGGATTTGCGTGGTTAGACAATATGAGAAAATACTCTCGTATGAAGAATGGTGGGGATAACAAAGACCATAGAGTTATGGGTGGTAATCCTTGTTTAGAACAATCACTAGAATCATATGAGTTATGTTGTTTAGTAGAAACATTTCCAGCAAACCACGATTCATTAGAAGATTATCAAAGAACTTTAAAATATGCTTATCTGTATGCTAAAACAGTAACATTGGGAAGAACACATTGGTCTGAAACCAACCGAGTTATGTTAAGAAATAGAAGAATCGGATGTAGTGTAAGTGGTGTTGCTCAGTTTGTTACTAATAGAGGTTTAGATGAGTTTAAGAGATGGTTAGAGGGTGGATACAATACAATACAAGAATGGGACAATCAATATTCAGATTGGTTTGCTGTTCCTAATTCAATAAAAACTACTTCGGTTAAACCAAGTGGAACTGTATCTTTACTTGCTGGTGCTACACCAGGACTTCACTATCCTGAATCAAGATTTTACATTAGAAGAATTAGATTATCAAAACATTCAGAACTATTGCAACCGTTAGAAAAAGCTGGGTATAAATTAGAACCAGCTTTTGGTTCAGAGGACACAACAATGGTTGTTGAAGTTCCTGTAGATGTCGGTGAGGGGATAAGAACAGCAGCTGAACTTTCAATTTGGGAACAATTTAGTTTAGCTGCTTTCTTACAAAGACATTGGGCTGATAACCAAGTTAGTTGTACAGTTACTTTTAATCCAGAGACAGAAGCAGACCAAATTGCTCCTGCTCTAAATTATTATCAATACCACTTAAAGGGTATTAGTTTATTACCGAGACATGATTATGGTGCTTATCAACAAATGCCATATGAAGCTATTGATGAAAAAACTTACAATAAAGAGGTTACAAAGTTAGGTAAGTTATCATTTGGGGTAATAAAAAATGAAGAAGCAGAAGTAGATGTTTTCTGTAACAATGATTCGTGTGAGATTGTACCGATGACTGGTGATAATGATGACCAAGACTATGCAAATTAAATGCGGACAGGCAGACGACACACCTGATAAAAAATGTGTCTTAACAACAATAACATGGAGATCGTTTTATGAGAAATAAACGTAATCTAATAACACTACTTGTGATGATGACAGGATTGTTTGCTCAATCTATTTCAGGAGTTGTAAGTAGTGAAAAACCACTTCAAGGAGCAAATGTCGTTGTAGTAGGAACAGAACTTGGTTCAGTTTCAAACGGCGAAGGTAGTTATCTTATCAAAGATGTACCTGCTGGGACATACGATGTTACTGCTTCTTTTATTGGATACTCTTCAGAAACTATATCTGTAGTTGTTGGAGAGGGTGATGCTGTTGCTGACTTTAATCTTAAAGTTGATGCAGTATCAATGTCAGCATTAGAAGTTCTTGCTTCTAGGGCTGATGAAACAACACCTGTGGCTTACACTACAATAGTTAAAGAAGAGATGGAAGTTCGTCTTGGTAGTCAAGATATTCCAATGATTCTGAACACTACACCAAGTGTATATGCTACTCAACAAGGTGGTGGTGCGGGTGATGCTCGTATCAATGTAAGAGGTTTCAACCAACGAAATGTGGCAGTTATGATAAACGGTGTTCCCCAAAACGATATGGAGAACGGATGGGTTTATTGGTCTAATTGGGATGGGGTAGGTGATGCTACTTCTTCCATTCAGATGCAAAGAGGTCTATCAGCTGTAAATCTTGCTACACCATCTATTGGTGGAACTATGAACATTATTACCGATCCTGCTGCTCAGGAGAAAGGTGGTAAGTTTAAACAAGAAGCTGGAGCTGGTGGTTTTCTAAAAACTACTTTAAACTATAACTCAGGTTTAATCGCTGATAAACTAGCACTTAGTGGAACTATTGTTCGTAAAACTGGTGATGGTCTTATAGATGGAACTTGGACAGATGCTTGGGCTTATTATGCTGGTGCTAGTTACGCCATAAGTGACAAACAGAGAGTCGAACTATATGGTATCGGCGCTCCCCAAAGACACGGACAGAACTTATACAAACAAAATATTGCTACCTACTCACAAGAGTTAGCTGGAAGTATTGACGGGTATAATGATTCTGCTTATGTAGCTGGTGAGAAGTTTGAAACTGAAGCTGGTAGGTTCTACAATCAGAATTGGGCTCCTGTTGATCCTTCTTATAAAGGTAAACAATACTTTTATATGTATGGTGATAAAACACAGGATAGGTTTGGTTCTGATTTCTTAAATGAAAGAGAGAACTTTTTTCACAAACCGTTAGTTAACTTAAATCATTTCTATGATGTAAATGAACAAGTTAGACTAAGTTCCGTTGCTTATTGGAGTGGTGGTTCAGGTGGTGGAACTGGTACTTATGGTAGTGTTTCAAGAGCTCCTGCTATTGAAGGTGAAAGATGGTATGCAAGTTCACCTTGGATATGGGATTGGAATGCTGAGATTGCACAGAACTCTGCTAATGTAGATTCTTCTTTCTCTGAAACCGAAAACCGTTCAACTGGTATTCTAAGAAACTCAATCAATAGACAAAACACACTTGGTTTAATTTCAAAGTTAAACTATGAAGTTAGTGATGACTTGGAAGTTCAAGTCGGTATTGATTGGAGAACTGCTGGTATTGAACACGCTAGAGAAGTTCGTGACTTACTTGGTGGAGACTACTATGTAGATTACGCTGATGACAATGCTGCTGATGGTAAAGTAGTTGGTTTGGGTGATATTATCGCTTACCACAATGAAACCACAGTTGATTGGTTTGGTGCTTTTCTACAAGGTAAATACGACATCGCTAAGTTCAACTTATATGGTATGGGTGGAGTATCCACTATTGGATATACCTATCAAGACCATTTCTCAGTTGATAAAGAAGTTGTTGAGGCTGATGCTATTACTACTTTCCAAGTAAAAGGTGGTGGTAGATTCAATCTTGATGATAGACTTTCAGCATTTGCTAACATTGGCTATGTTGAGAAACCACCAATTTTGGATAATGTAATTGCTTATGACGGAACTGTTTCACAAAATCCAGACAATGAGAAGTTCATTTCCAACGAAATCGGTGGAGAATATAAGAGTGAGTTAGTTGCTATCAAAGGTAGTTACTACAACACTCAATGGAAAGATAGAAACCTAACCAAATCTGTAAATACAGGTCAAGGTGACTCAGGTGACACAGACATCATTTATCTAACTGGTGTAAATCAAAGCCATAGTGGTGTTGAAATTGAAACCAAAGTTGCTCTTCACGAAATGGTATCATTAGATGTTGCTATCAGTACTGGTAATTGGTATTTTGGTGGAGATGCTAAAGGTGATTATCAGGAGATGGAATATAATGATGATGGACAAGTAATAGGTCAAACTACAACAGAGTATGAATATGCTCTTAAAGACTTAAAAGTTGGTGATATGCCACAGACAGCATATGTCGGTGGATTAACATTAAAGCCAATCAAAGGTCTAAATGTACAAGGTCTTTACAGATGGTACGACAATCACTACGCTGATTGGAGTCCTGATTCTCGTGAGGTTAGTGGTGATGCTGACAGAGCTCAAGTATGGAAAACTCCATCCTACGGCAAGTTAGACTTACATCTATCTTACAAACTACCAGAGATTGCTGGTTTGGATATGACCATTAGTGGTCATTTATTTAATGTTCTTGACGAAGTATATGTTCAAGACGCTGTTGATAATAGTCAATATAATGGGTATGGTGACAAAGTTCACGCTGCTCATAATGCTGAAGTATTTCTTGGAACACCAAGAAACTTTAACTTAGGACTATCTGTCAATTTCTAAAATGATAAAACTAGGGGGCGATTAATTTCGCCCCTTTTATCAAAAAAACCCTTGACTTGTATAGGGTTTTTTGTGTATATTAAAGTATTGAAAATGTAGAGGTTAGTTATTTATCAGAATATTTGGTGTGAGAAAAGAGGTGGTAATCAAGTAGAAGTTCATCTTTGGGATGATGTTGCTGGTTATCAAAACTTTATATTTAAGAATTATGCTTATGTTCGTGATGGAAGTGGTCAATACCGCTCTATCTACGGAGATAAGTTAAAGAAAGTTACATATTGGACAGAAGAAGATTTCAGAACTGGTAGAGTATTTGAGTCGGATATTCCATTAGATACTCGTATTCTTTTAGATAGATATGAAGATTCTGATGAACCGTCAAAAGACCACCGAGAACTATTCTTTGATATTGAGGTAGAGGTTACAGATGGTTTTCCTGAACCATCCAAAGCAGCAAACAAAGTTACTTCGGTTGCTATGTATACCAAACATGATGAGAAATATCGTGTATATGTTTTAGGTGAAGGTCAAGATAATATTAAAGATGGTGTTGATATTCGCTTCTACACAACCGAAAGTCAATTATTACAAGAGTTTTTAAAGTATTGGATAGATGTCCAACCAACTTGTGTTACAGGTTGGAATACAAATGGTTTTGATATTCCTTATCTATATAACCGAATAACAAAAGTTTTAGGTGAGGAGTTTGCTAACGCCCTTTCACCAATACAAATCGTAAAGTATAACCCAAACAAAAAGATGTATCGTATTGCTGGTGTAAGTTCATTAGATTATATGGATTTATATAGAAAGTTTACATACACCCAGCAATCAAGTTATAGATTAGACCATATCGGAACTATTGAAGTTGGTATAGGTAAGGTTGAGTATGAAGGAACACTTGATGATTTATACAGAGATGATATTGATAAGTTTATTGAATATAACTTAAATGATGTTGAGATAGTTAAAGCACTTGACCAAAAGTTCAAGTTGTTAGACTTGGCTCGTGCTGTATCTCACTTGGGTAGAATACCTTATGAAGAGGTATATTTTAGTTCAAGATATATTGAAGGTGCTATGTTAGTTTATCTTCGTAGTTTAGGTTTAGTTGCTCCAAGTAAATTACCTACTGCTAGTTATGATGGTTCAGAAGGTAGGTTTAGTGGTGCTTATGTGAAATCACCCGTTCCTGGTTGTTATGATTGGGTGTTTGATTTAGATTTAACTTCTATGTATCCAAGTATTATTATGTCTCTGAATATGTCGCCTGAGACAAAGATAGGTAAGATAAACGGTTGGGATGCTGAAGAATTTATTAGAGGTGAAGATAAACATTATTCTGTGGAGAAGGATAAGAAAGTTATCAGAACCTTTACAAGTGGGGAACTCAAAGATTTCTTTGGGAAAAATCAAATATCCATTTCATCAAATGGAGTCTTGTATGACCTAAGTAAGAAAGGTGTTATACCGGCGATACTTGAGAAATGGTTTAATGAGAGAGTAGAGTATAGAAAACTAGCAAAGAAGTACGAAACCGAAGGTGACCAAGAATTACATGGTTACTTCAACAGAAGGCAGCTGGTACAAAAGATTTTACTTAATAGTTTGTACGGAGTATTGGGCTTAACCGTATTTAGATTTTATGATATTGATAACGCTGAAGGGACAACCACCACAGGTCAGAAACTTATTCAGTTTACCGAAAAGGTTACAAATAGTTATTATAATAAAATCTTAAAAACGGATAAAGATTATTGTATCTACACAGATACAGACTCGGTTTTCTATTCTGCTCTTCCACTTGTTAAAAACAGATTTCCAAATGCTGATGTTAAAGATGAAAAGTTTATGACAGAACAGATATTGGATATTGCCGATGAGGTTCAATCTTACATCAATAAATCTTATAACTATTTCAGTAATAAGTTCTTAAATATACAAGGTGACCATCGGTTTGAGATTAAACAAGAGATGATTGCTAAGGCTGCTTTTTGGGTTACCAAGAAAAGATATGGCCAATGGATTATTAATGATGGTGGAACACCTTGTGAAAAACTTGATGTTAAAGGTTTAGATATTGTCCGTAGTTCATTTCCACCAGCATTCCGTGACTTTATGACTAAGGTTTTAAAAGCTATCCTTGCTAAAGTTCCAAAGGAAAGAATAGATGAGTTTATCCTTGACTTTAAGAATAATCTAAAAAATGAAGAGTTGGATAAGATTGCTCTTCCAACCGGTGTAAAGGGTATCCAAAAATACACCAAGAAAAAAACTAGAAGTGGATTTGGTGCTAATAGTAAAAGTATATTTACCGAGATGGAAAAGGGTGCTCCTGTTCATACCAAAGCTTCGGTTATTTACAATGACTTATTGAGATACTTTAAGGTAAACAAACATGAAGCAATATCAAATGGTAATAAAGTTCGCTGGGTTTATCTAAAAGAAAATCCACTTAAAATAGATGGACTTGCTTACAAAGGTTATGATGATCCTAAACAAATCATAGATTTTATCAATCAGTATGTAGATAGAGACAAGTTATTTGATAAAGCCCTAAAGAAGAAGATACAGATGTTTTATGACGCTATGTCTTGGGATATGCCGGTTGATAAAAATAACTCAATTGAAAGGTTTTTTTAACTTGACTTTTACAAAAACAATTAGTAAATTAACACATAATATGGAGAATAACAATAATGAATAAAATCACATTAGATACCTTTATCCAAAAGTATAATCTTGGTGGTAGTATAAACTCAGTAAAGTGGGAGTCTAACGGCGACACACTTTCTACTCGTTTTATATCACCAGATAAAAGTCTTTTGGGTGAGTTATCACTAAGTAAACAATCACTTCCAAACTTTGAGGTTGGTGTCTATGATACACCATTACTATCAAAGATGATGGGAACACTTGCTGATAAAGTTGATTTCAGTTTAACTAAATCACCAGTAGATGATTCACAACCAGTAGCATTTAACTTTACAGATGGTAAAATATCTGTTGATTATGTTCTTGCTGCTCTTGGTGTGATTCCTGATGTACCAGAACTAAAGAACATTCCTGAGTTTACTACTCTTGTAAATATTGATACTCAATTTATCAATTCTTTTATTCGTGGTAAGGGTGCTTTATCCGATGTAGAACATTTTTCTATTCAACCAGCAGATGGTGGTGTAGAGTTTGTTATCGGTTTTAGTGACATCAACTCAAATCGTATCAGTATTAAAGTTCAAAGTGGTGCTGTAAAGTTAACCGAACCAATCGTTTTTAATGCTAACCTATTCAAAGAAGTTCTAAGTGCGAACAAAGAATGTTCAAAGGCAGTTCTTCAGGTTGCTGATAAAGGTCTTGCTCACATTGAGTTTAAGATAGATGATTTTTCTGTTAAGTATTACTTAGTATCACAGCAGGTATAGTATGAGTTCACACGGATTATGGGTAGAAAAGTATAGACCTCAAGATTTAACAACTTATGTTGGTAATGAAAATCTTAAAACTAAGGTTGAGAGGTTTATAGAAGAACAAAATGTTCCACATCTACTACTGTATGGTAGAGCCGGTGGGGGTAAAACAACTCTTGCCAAGATTATCGTAAATTCAATTGAGTGTGACTATCTCTATATTAATGCCTCCGATGAGAGAAACATTGATTTGGTTAGAGACAAACTAAAGAACTTTGCTTCTTCGGTTGGTTTTAAACCAAACAAAATAGTAATCTTGGATGAGTCTGATTATCTTAATGTTAATTCAGCTCAACCGGCTCTCCGTAATCTCATGGAGACATTTTCTGCTCATTGTAGATTTATCTTAACTTGTAACTATGTTGAGAAGATTATTGACCCGATACAAAGTAGATGTCAAACTTACAAAATCATCCCACCATCAAAAAAAGATGTTGCTGTTCATGCCAAGTATATCTTGGAACAAGAAAACATTTCCTTTGATTTGGATGATTTGGCTTTGGTTGTAACTGCTGGTTATCCTGATTTACGAAAGGTCATTAATGATTTACAAAGACAATCGGTAGATGGTAAGTTAAAGATAGACAAAGATGGTATGTTACATAATGAGTTTAAACTTCAGTTCTTAGAGATGATACAAAATGGTGTTGATTTAAGAACTATCCGTAAGTTTGTAGCTGATAGTAACTTTACAGATTATACAGAACTATATCGGTTCTTATATGATGAGGTAGAGAACATATCGGTTGATAAACTACCAGAAGTTATTGTTGATATATCAAATGGTGCTTATCAAGATGTTCTATGTGTAGATAAAGAGATAAACTTTATAGCAACCATTTCTAATATTCTAAGGAGAATATAATGAGTATGAAACCAATGAAACCAATAGCTAAACCAAAACAACAAGTTCAAGTTGATTTAACTCAAGCAGATACAATGGCTTGTCAAAAGTGTGAAAACAAAATCTTTATACAAGGTTATATCATAAAGAAGATTTCTGCTATACTTTCCCCAACCGGAAAGGAAGTAGTAGCACCGATACAAGTATTTAATTGTGGAAGTTGTGGTGAGTTATTACCTATGGGTGGGGAGTTGGATGAACTTATTTAGTTGGATAGATGAACTATTTGTCAAGAAAAGAGCTTGGGATAGTTTTTCTGCTGAAGACCAAAAAAAGTTTAGTCCATTTATGGTAAATCGTTACCTAAGTATGAACAATGATTTTTTACCAATAATAAATCACTTTCAGAAACTAACGATTGAGGTAATGCCAATAGGAGTGGTATATAAGTTTTACTGCTCCTTATTGCCAAAGAAGAAAACTTATTTAAGATACCTTAGTGGAAAGAAAACCAAAACAAATGAAAAGGTTGTTCCTTTCATACAAAAGTATTTTGAGGTTAGTAAGTTACAGGCTAGTGAATATTATAACTTAATGACTACCGATGAGTTAAAGCTACTATTAAAACAATATGGTAAAACAGATAAAGAAATAAAAAAGATGGGTGTTAAATGAGCAAGTTATTTTTTGCTGTATTACTATCGGTAGTTGGAAATATTATAGCTTGGTTTCATATGCAAGGTCAATTTAAGTATGAATGGGCTAAAAGTATTTGGTGGGTAATATGCGGTGGAATACCAATTAGTTTTTGTTTTTATTACAGCACTCGTTGGTTCTATGAATACTTTGGTAACTATTGGTATGTTAGACCAGTTGGATTTGGAATGGCAACAATAACATTTGGTATCCTAACATGGTTGATATTAAATGAAGTACCAGACACAAGAACAATTATATGCCTGTGTTTATCTGCTGTTATCATTATGATACAATTATCACATTTAATTATAAAATAGAGGTTACAATGAACATAAAAGAAAGAGAACTTAATTCATCACAAGATGACTCTGTAAGCGTCATAGAATACATGGAGACTAAATATCCTAAGATGACGCAAGAGTTCCAAAAAATACAGAGAGAACAATACGAGTTGTTTCTTCATAAACAACATGATTACGGTCCTCAAAACATTGCAGTTGGAACTGCTTTAGTTAACGAAGAGGACAAGAGGTTATCTCTTATGGGTATTTGGTTTAGGATTAACGATAAGGTGGAACGTATCAAAACTATTCTGATGAGAGGTGATAATGGTTCTCTTAAAGGAGAGGGTTTGGTAGATAGTTATAGTGATATTTCAAATTATGGAGTTATGGCACAAGTCGTAGCTAGAGGAAAGTGGGCAAAATAATGGAAAAATATTGGGGTGCTAAAAAAGAAACACCAGTTAGAAAATCTAATGGCGATGCTGCTGAAAAACA